GCGAAAGTGCATCTCCAAAGCGTGGCTGATGAGGCCACGCCACACCCATTGGACAGGCTGATACCTGGTCCATAGGGTTGGAGAGGTTTCGTTACCTCCCACGAGGAGCTATGCTCCCCGGTCTCCCCCTAAAAGGGAGACCCCCACCCGAGCTTGATGCTGACGTGCTCGGGGCGTCCAGAACGCTCCAAGTGCTCCGTATCAACGCTCGCAACGTCGACAGTGTGAGACTCAGAAGAGATCTGCTTAAGGGCAAATCTCTCGCTGTGTCCACGCAGGAGACACTTGAGTAGGGCACCACTCCCCTCTAGAGGATCTAGAGGAGGTTTGGCCACCACTTTATAACCCTTGGTTAGAGGGTTGTGGAGGAATGGGTCAATCTTCTGGAATTGGTATCCCAGAACTGACTCCCTGCCCAACAGCGGTGAGGTAGGTGAAACGACTGGGAAGTGAATTAACAGCTTCTCAATCTTTCGATCCAACCTCTTCACTGTTTCCCATAGACCAGCCCAATAGAGCTGATTCCTTAGGGAAACAAGCGAAATAATGCCGCTAGCATCCTGCCGTCGTGTCGGAAATACCTGGCGGACCTTGACAATTGAAACGTCATGGCCGTCATAGTATTCTCGTCCGCAAGACTCCCTGAACCTTCCGGTCCAGTAAGACTTGCCGGTGTTAACCACATACCCAAAAGTATGTAGTTCATCGACGACGGACAGCACATAGTCTCTGGGGACGATCAAATCATCTCCAAAGACGCGCACCTGTTCCTTATACGATTGAATCGTAGAAGGCGAAAGCGGGGCACTTAGCTCCCTTTCGATTCCCAAGAAGATCAGGGTCAAGAAGACCATGGCTTCAAAGGGAAAGCAGAGAGCTGAACCCATAGACGCGAACTTGGCAATACGGATTACTCCGTGGCCAGGAACGTCAGCCTTTCGCGAACGACAGCCGTCGACTGCCTGCAACAATGCAGGAAAGTCTTCGATCATCGCGCGTACATGCTGATTCGAAACACGATCGGAAGCTTCGCTCAAATCGAGCGTAGCCAAGGCTCCTGTCAAAGAGCCGAGTCGAGCCATTTCCCTATTAGGGTCCTGGTCATCGAAACCGATAACGCGTGAGAGGAAACCATCCTCTTGGAACGCGTCGAGTATCGAGCGCAAGAGTGCTTGCTGCGAATATTGCATCGCAGTGGGCTCAATTGCAATGATACGAGGTGCTTTGAGCGTCTTAGGAACTGTAATGACCCTAACGGGTGTTTCAGTTCCAGGTTCGACGAAGTTCTTGCTAAGCTCATCGCTAAAGCGATGAGACGGAAGCAAGAAGTCCTCAGCAGGCATCACCTGCTGAAGCCGAAGGGGCCAGGAACGTAGACGGTACTTTCCATTACTGGAAAGCCTGTCTGCGACTGCTCCTGGACCATGCTTAGGAGTCAATCTGCACCAGTGGATATCTCTATCCACTTTAGCAAAGAGATCACCAAAAAGCATGCTAGAGACCCTCTTGAAATCTGCTAGATAGGCAGGATCAAGAAGGGAATCATTCCTCTTCACTTCGTGCTCACACTGAACATAACCGAGCATTGCCTTTCGCTCCCTACGCGGTGTCACCACCGCGACTGACAAAGAGTCAGCATTAGGGAGAGAGATCTTGCTAAACATCAACGTTAGTTGACGAAGAGCATGGATCGAGTCAATGCAAGGAGAGTCCAGAAGCGCACCACTACAAGGATCGAACACACGTCCAAGGAAACCTCGTAGAAATACGGGGAGACCAGTAAGACGGTCCTTCTTAAAAGAAGGAGCGTCCGAAGGGACGACAAAACCTTGGTCGAGCCATTTTTGGATGGCTTTACCAAAGTCTGCCAGGGTTATCGCAAGAAACGATAGCCCCTCGTGTTCGAACCGACTTTCGACGGTTTTTACGTCGAAAGTGGCGCTGGTGCAGCATCTGGTTGCCCATTCCTGGGCAACCGAGGACCAGAGTGACGTCAGGCTTTTCACTGTCCCTCCTATCACTAGAAGGTGTACAGATCCCTAGCCCCGTCACGCAGCAACACAGAGAAAAGTTCCAAATGCCTATATTTTGCAATCATCCGATACACGTATCGGTTTCTTGCAGTATAGGCAGTGCGGAACCTCATCCCATTTCCAGACCACAAAGTGGTTACCTGGAAAAATGATACCGGTGTCATGATAAGTATGGCAAATGAATGCCATATCACCAAGACACCAATCAACGACATCTCCTCTGTCTCGGAAATTAACCCGAGAATAGATGGATGTCGGGGATGACCAATCTCTGATGTCACCACTATCCACTCCCTCACGGTATGCAGCTATTGCCGCTACCGTAGATGAGGGCCTCACCAACCAGATAAGCAGCATCGACTGCGACAACGATAACAACAATAGCCTTACGGCTAAGGTTGGTAACGTTCATCGAGTCAGTGCTACGGCGACCAGGATTAGGCTTACGCCTTGATCGTGATCGCCGATTCCTATTCTGACTCCGCCTCCTTTCGGGAGAGGGAGAAGAAGAGGAAGCTGGCTTCGACAAAGGAGACTTAACTCCGT